AGCACCACCTGCGCCCATACCAGTTTCCATCATAACATCTAAACTATTTGCTAACGCTATGTCAGATTGTTCCGCTTGCATTTTAAAAGCTTCAGTAGCCACTGTTAAGTTAGCATACGGATTATCTAAATTAGCAAATTGATTAGTTAAGTTTTCATAAGGATTAGTAAATTCTGGTCTACTAGCTGTTAAAGCGTCTAGTTGTTGTTGCATTATATCTGCCTGTGTGTTAGCTGCGTTTCTAGCTTTTTTAGCTTTATTAGCAGCTATACCAGAAGTTGTTGCTCCTGCTGCTGCTGCTACACCACCTGCTATTAACGCCGCTGTTCCTACTGTCATTGCTGCTGCCATAGTTTATTATTTTAAGTATTTGTACATTTCAAATGACGGTTTTTTATCTACCCACCATCCTAATTTTTTATATTTATTTACTAAAGATTTATTTCTACCAACAGAGTAAACAAAACTGTACCCTAAGTTTTTACATATTGTTTCAGCTGCTGTAATAACTTGCTCTATTAATTCGCTTCTATCTTTCTCTTTGTAATGAGGATTTGATATAACAAACTCTAGCCAAGCTGTTTTAGAATTAGAAGTAAATATAAAACATGCTGCTACTTTTGTTTTGTCTTTTTCTATTATAACACCACCAGTACCACCTTCAGGCAGCATATCCCTATGTGGTGTTTTCCATTCTGGCCAATAATCCCACCATGAGACAAGATCTTCCCAGTCATCTTCTGTAATTTTTCTTACGTTCATTTAATTAAATTTAAGTTGAGGATATATTATAAGATAATCCTACTTGATAAAGTTCTTTCATTTTTCCAGGCGCTGTAGTAGCATCAGTAGATAAAGTAACAACGTTATAAAACCCTTTTATACCGCTCATCTTGTCACCCCATATTACTTCCCCAGGTCCTTCTTGAGAGTTATTAACTAAATTAGCTACATATCTGTTTTCTTTTCTTGCGAAACCAGCGTTGAATATTGGTTGAACAATAGCTGCTGATCCATAGTTTGGTGGAACTGCAGAATCGTATTGACCCTCATAGTAGCTATATATTTGATTTGTTTCATCTATTCTATATTGCCAAGAACCACCAAAAAAATCTTCTCCAGTTTCGTCAGAAAATATAGGAGCTATTAACCCTTGTGAACCATCGCTTCCAGCTTGTACAACTTTCCAACCACTGCTACCTTCGTAATCTATTGTTAAGAAGTTTTTCTCTATAGAAGGCATAGCGTTTGCTATTATAGTCACAGTAGATGGGTATGTATTTCCATAAAATACACCTCTATTTGTACCTGTAGCATTGTCTTTGTATTGTTCATATATTCCAAAATCTCCTACGCCTGTAATTTTCCAAGTGTCATAAAAGTTATTTACAGTATAGAATTTGTTTTTTAAACTACCTAACAAACCTGGTCTATAAGTATAAAAACTAGGCCAACCATTTATTTGTTCATCAAAACCTATAGTATAAAAAGAATAATCCTTACCAACTGTTAGATCACTATCTTTATTGTATTGTATAGAACAAACGTATTGTTTGTTATATATATCCCAACCTCCAAAAATATAACTTTTATTTTTAGATATTAATTTTATTTTACCGCCATAGTTTGGTGGTTGAATAGCATATCCGTTTGTGTATATTCTAGACGGAGTGTAACTATTATCTATACTATTTACTATTAAAGCGGAGTTGTCGATGTTGTTGTCACCTGTTAATGGAACAAATTCTTGAGTAGAAGAATTGTAATACTCTAAACTACAACCAATAAAACTATTGCTTATTATTTCAGTATTAGAAGGTGTGAATTCTAAGTAAGTAAAACCACCAGAACCACTTGGTTTAAAGCTTACACTATCTAACTCTATTGTAAACAAGTTGTCAAATTTATCATTAACATCTGCTAAATTATCTCTAAACCAATCTCTCATCCCATACTCCGATATTTCTGTAACACCATTATGAGACAATCTAAGAGCAGCATTTCTTTGAGTATCTATAAAATACTTTTGAAAACTATATATAGCAAAACTTTCTGGATTTTGACTTATTCCATACTCACCAGCGTAAGGAGTTATTTGACCTATAACAGCTCCACCAGATTGAGTTTGAGTACCACCTTCCGCTGTATAGATAGTATCTTTATCTATTAAAGCTCTTTGGCATTTGTTCTCTTGTAAAACTAAAAGGTTTGTTTCTTCTGCATAAATCTTTTGTATACTACCGTATTCAGGATTAGCAGACTTAGTTATAACAGTTCCAACTGGAAACTGATTGGTTCTATTTATACCAGTTCTAGAATTAAAAACACCTGAGTATATAAGTGAATTAAATCTATGTTGTTGAACTGGTTCTTCTTCATCTAAAAAAGCCCTAGCACCTAGTGATATTTCAGCGTTGTTATAACCTCCTCTTATTCTAGACTCTTCTAAGTACCAATTATTATCATATGTTCCATCAGCTGATTTAGTTGCTTTTAAATCTCCATATGAACTTCCTAAAACTGGAGAACCACCGGGACCTACGTTTGTCTGTGGTGATGCTTGAACTTGACTAAGTGGCCAAACACCTCTAGATGGTGAAGTAAAACTTCCATCATTTCCTTGACTTGCAAATGTTTTTGAGGGTTGTTCAGTTTTTATTTTTTTTAACCAAAAAGAATTAAAATATTCAACCTCTATAGATCCGTCTGCTTGTACTTGCCCACCAATTATATTGTTTCTAATAAAAGTGTTTAAATCACTTATCTTACCAGACGTACTTGTTTCGTAAAATATCTCTAGTTGAGAAACAGTAGGCGTAGTTTCATAAACAGCTGCTTGATAAGTTTCTTTATTTATTGGTAAAGCCGTTTGTGATGATCTACCTAAGCTAAATTTATTCTCAACTATAATAGATGGAGGATCTGTATCTGCCTGCCATAACCCAGCATACTTACCATCTACAAACATAGCTTCAAAATTACCTAAAGATCTAACTTTTAAAGACAATCTTCCTGGATATATTTGTCTAGTGTATTCTCCACCTGGAGCAGGTGGTGTATTTGGCACGCCGTTCTTAACCGTAAAGTTATTTATAGCTATTCTAGGTATTAAGTCTACTTCACTAGTAGCAAATTGTTGTTGAACTGGAGTAGCCTCATTTAAAGCAGGTGGTACTTTATTAGCGTTGTCAGTTAATAAAGTAGTTACGTTTAGCGTACCTCCATTTGAAGTACTAATAAATTCAGATTCCACAGTTTCATTTGGATCTCCATTTTGTGTGCTATTATCAGCTCCCGCATATTTTATCTCTCCACTACTATTTGCACCAGAACCAGTAGCTCCTGTTATCTCAAAATCATAATCATTTAAAATGTTAGCCACAACACAATCAAAAGTTCTAGGCACCCAATTACCAGGAGTATCCTCCATATAATAAGATATACCTGTTAACCTCATACCTTCAAGTATTGGGAAAGTACCTGGTGTAGCGTGTTTGTCTTTATCAACAGTTAATACTTTTGTATAGGCTGTCTTTTGTTCTAAAAATAATTTAAAAGGTTTTGGTATTGGACTTCCTTGTAGTAAGCTAGGAAGATAAACATTGTAATAACTTTGTTCTGTTTGTTTAACTACAAATCTATAACTATAATAACCTAATTTGTTTAAAGGTTGAAAAGCCGTTATCACTGATGCTTCTGGATCTTGTGCTGATGTTGGAGGTAATGTTGGATTTGTATAATTTCCTGTAACCTCTATTTTACCAGTCGATAAACCATCAAGTTCAACACTTACTATAGTAGCTGTTTGTATTTCTGTAGATGGAAAATTAACCCATTGTAATATGTCTCCAGGTTTGTATTGGTCGTTGGGACCTGAAGTTTCAAAAGTAACTTCCCATATATCATAAGTGTTGCCAGTTGTTATAGCGTCAACTATAAATTGAGCAGAGTTTAACGACAAAGAGCCTCCAGATACTGGAGAAGTATATAATCCAGGGTAACCTGTTAAATCTATAGTATCAGGTATAACTTCATTAAACAGTACTTTTAAAGAATCACCAGGCCAATCTATAATACCTGACCTCGGTGCTTGCATGTTTTTTATTGTAGCAATGCTTGGTGTAGGATTAAAACTAGAGTAAGCATCTTGTAAAGAGTTTACATTATCAAAGTAAGGGTTATACACAGTGGAAGCACCAAAATTAATAGGATTATTTACAAATGGAGTATCGTTATCAATAACCTGTTGATTGGTTCTTAAAGCTTTTGAAAGTATAACATCTGAAGATCTACCATATCTATCTGATAATATAATACCTAACTGATAAGTTCTATTTTGCTTTAAAGTGTGATTTGGATATTTTATATCACTATTTGTAGTTCCTTTAAAAGCAGGTGTGAATTTTGAACTAACACCAGTTGAAAAATCTAATGATAACGGAGAGGTATGTCTATCATAAAAATTACCATATATTATTCTATTACCAGACGTTGATTGAGTTTTAGCTCTTATAGGAACGTTGTCGTAAACTCTACTTATTTCAGAATCTCTAATAGTTTTTATGGGCTTTTCACTGTTGTATTCATACTCATAAAAAAAGTTAGCACCGTTCTTAAGGTCTTCTTTAACGTCAATTGTCTTAACAACTTTTAAAGCTAACCCGTCAGACTCTTTGTATAAAATATCTATCTCTTCAACTTTTAGTTTATCATTAAGATCTTGAGCTTCGTATTCTAGAGGTATCTTTAAACCAACTTGACTAACTTTATTAACAAACCAGTCAACATCTGTATTTTTACCAGCTTGTTGTATTTGATATTTATACTTATTAAAGTTAGCTGGATCTAAAGGAGTTTCACCTATATCGGCTAAGAAATAACCCTCTTGTTTTGGTATGAAAACTTCTTGTGTAAAAGGGGAAACTACAGAATATTCTCCATCATCATATTTAAACCTATAAGCAAATCTTATAAATTTATCTTCCATAAAAACTGGATCTCCTGGAAAATCTGCACTATAAAATTTATTAGGAAGTTGAATTGTAAGTATATCACTAGAAGATAAAAATGAAGTTAGATCAACACTAGAAAGAGTTGATGAGTTTTCAATTGATTCTAATTGTTTTATGAAAAAACCATTGCCAACACCATTAGATGTATCTAATCCTGTTATAACATATATAGCATCTTGATTTAACTTAGGGTGGTTTACTCTACAAAATATATTCCTAGCATCTCCAGTGTTTTTTGCAAAACCATCTTCAATACAAAAAGCAGGTGCTGTAGTTGCGGTTCCACCATTGTAGTTGTTATAAACTTGATCTGGCATACTTCTAGTACCGTAAAGGTGTAATGCAGATAAATAAGGATTATCAGCTGCGCTACCAGTGTTAAAAGTTATTTTAGTACTACTACCAGCACTGTAAGTAACGCTAACAGCTTGCGCTTTTACTATGTGACCATCTATCCATGGTGAAGACACGTTTTTATTTGTCTCTTCTATTAAATAAAGATTATATAATGCAGGTTTAGCTGTAGGATCACTTGATTTTGTAAGCTGAGAAGATAAATCTCTGTCTATAAATATCATATAGTTACCAGCCCAAGCACCTGGTAATCTAGTGCTTGAAGTGCCAAGGTAATTTGTTTCACCATCTTTTTGAAACCAAGCTAATTTAAACTCCCAACGTCTGAAGCCCTTACCTCCATCTGGGATTTCAACGTAACCTTTTAAACCAATATTATTTGACAACTTTTCTACAATAGTTGAACTTAAACTTGGATTGTTAACAACAAAATAATCGTATACAGCATCGTAACCATTTGAATTCCCTATATTTTTATCTACAAAAAAAACTTGATTATCTACACCTGTAGGATTTATATTAAAATCAATTGTGTTAGTTAGTTCAATAGCTTTATAAGGATAGTATTTTGCTACAGAAATATGATCTTCATTATAGTAATAAGTGTTATCTTTTATAGCTGTTTCTACATTTATTTTTCTAGGTTGATTTCTATTATCTGTCCAGAACAATAAATTTTCTATCATATTAGAATCATTTATTTTACTGTTTATAGAAAAGTTTAAAAATGAACCTTGTACTATTATTTGTGAAGTTTTTGTTTTAGTGTTGAAATACACTATAGCGTGGAAAGAATTTTCCGGAGCAGGGTAAGAAAGTAGGTCATCAGAGTTATCTTGATAGTCTGTTAAAAATAAAAAAATCCTATCTGTTGAAACATCAATGCACCAACCAATAGCTTCAACAGCGTGATTAGTGTTTTTACTTAGGTCATTTAAAAACTCATTACCTATTATATTTTCAAGAGCACCAACATCATCAGCTTCAGATCTACTAACAGAAACGTTAACACCATCTCTGTATTCTCCAGCTTGAAGTAAACGCGCGTCTAAGTCTTTGTTCATTTTTGATTGAACAAAAGTATGTGTAGATTTATTTGCCATTTAATTAATGTTTAATCCATTTAGATTGACCTCTAAACACTTGTACTATCTCATCTAGTTTTAGATTTGATAATCTTATTTTAGCGTTTCTAGTTTTTACGTATTTTTCTCTTTTGTAAAAAGCTTTACTACCACCGTCTATATCTCTGCGTGAAGCTATTATATTATACATTATAGACATGTACATTGCTTCTTCTGCTAACTTAGGTACTTTCATATCTTTGTCATATGAAAGACCATCTGATATATACTTTATAACTATTAGTTTATTCGCTAAATCACTAGAAAAAGAAACAGAACCTGTTCTTTCATTTATGCTAAACCAACCATTTACATTACTAACCTCTGGATTTAAACCATATCTCTGGCCATATGCTTGTTTCCACCATATATAATCATATACACCTTGATTTTCAAAAGGATCGTAATCACCTGTTATTACAGCGTCATTAGCGTTTTTCCAAGCTTCTTCAGTAAAAGATTGATTAGCCTCATTATTACCACCAGATGAGTTTTGAGTTATTTGACCTTTAGCATCTTGTATTGGTAGCTCAGTAGGATTAGTACTTAATCCATATAAAGGGTTAATAGTATGTAATATCCCGTTTTTATCTACCCAAGCAACTCTAACGTAGTTTACATAATCTTGAGGAATAGCAACAGATAAGCTAGGGGGAATTGTTAGTTCTTGAGATTTTAAACAAGGTAAAGTATCGTATGATAATTCTTGTAAACTTCTTTTAGCATGAAATATAACTTGAGATCTTTTAACACTGTTAAGTATTTGGTCTTGACCTGTATAAGCAACCATGAAGTTATCTATTATATCATTTAAAGATATATAGCTATAACTACCTAAGTTTTGATCTATAGCACTTTGTTTTAATTGACATAATATAAAATCACCAATATTAACCACCGTAGTAGCACCTGCTGTTAATTCTAATTCATTTTTGCTGGGATCTACAACTGTAGTTTCAGACTCTGGAAATGTAACACCAGTCGTTAAGTTAATCAAATCGTAATTAGAAGCAACACCAACTTGATTAGCGTTTATGTCAAAAGCGCTCACTAGTTGTGTATTAAAACCTACACTTCCGTTGCTAGTGTTTCCAAAAGCAAAAACTGTTTGAGATGTTGTTTTTAATACTATTTGTCCTGCGTAATAAGCAGCGTTTGTTTCTTTAATTAGTCCCATATCTTATTAACTTGCTTGGATTTGATCTATTCTAGCTGCGTTACCAGCTGCAGCTTGTATTATTTCTTGATCTCTTATAATCACACCCGCATACATTAGTATCTTAACTATTAACTCAGTTTGATCTGTATCGTCTATTTCAAAGTTTTGATTAGGCGCGGCGGTGCTGTGTAAGTATTCACCTCTTGCTCCAACTGTATAATTCCAAACAACGTCTTTAGGTTTTCTAACATATTCTACAGTGTACTTACCTTGAGCAACTGTAGAAGCTTCAGCTGGAAGTATTTTAATTTTTTGTTCTTCTTTATAGTATATAGGCCAGTCTAAAGATGGTGATGTTAATCTAGACCTTCTGTTTAAATTAAATTCATGTCTAGTAACTTGTTCTATTTCCACGGGTAAGTATGATAAATTATTGAAATGTATAGTACCTAATCTATGAACTTTATCTGTTAAAGTAGTTAGATCTCCCTCTCCTAATTGAGAAGTAACTGTAATAGCTATATTTTCCTCTGTTTCAAATCTCGCTATTTTTTCTTGTAGTAATTTTACCCTATTAGCGTACTCGCTAGAGTTTTCTCCCGCTTTTAATTGTTGATTTAAACTTTCAAAATAACTTTCAAATATTTCTAACTGAACTTGTGTACCTATTTGGTTAAATTCATAAGGCGTTAAATAACCTCTTTGTTCTTTATTAAGAATACTTAATACTGTTTTGTATACTGTATTTACGTTAATGTTAGCCATATAAATTACTTTAAAAAAGGGCTACCAAACGTAGCCCTTATGATTATAATCACTTGTTATTTTAGTTTTTTCTCTATAGACTTATATACTTCTATACCTTCATCTGTTTTAAACCATGAAGCTAAAGCCGTATATGGATGTTCGTCAAATGGAACAGTCATAAGTTTACGTCCATTACTAGCCCAAGAAAAAGTTTTATTGTCTGAAGATAGTTTTATTATTCTAGCTTCAACAGCATTTATACCAAAGTTTCTTAGTATTACGTTTTCATCTTCTGATAAATTAATAAATAGTCTAGGATTACTCTTAGCAAATAATAATAAATCTCTTTTTAATTCTTTAGAACTTAATTTACTTACGTGAGAACCTTGTTCTACCCTTAAAATTGCTTCTGCTTGTTCTATATCCATTTCATAAGCTATATTTAAAGCAGCCACTTCATATTCTAAATTTTCAAAGTCATCTTCAGCTTCAACTATTGGATCATACTTCTCAAATATAACACCATTGTGAGGATGTTTTTCTAAGAACTCTTGCAGATTTCTTTTTTCTTTTGGAACCATTAAATGACCTTTGTCAAAAACAATATGCTTTAAAGTAGATGGCCCTTCTTGCTCGTCTACAAATATACTCTTTTGATTTGTAGCATATCTCAATTCTCTTTCATATCCTAAGTTTGGGTCAAACCAAACCAATGGATATCTTCTTGAATGTCTAGAAGGTATTGTGTAGGTTAAAGGTGTTTTGTTACCTAGTAAGTAATAGTTTTTATCTTTGTATTCCCAAGCTTTCTTCTCTTGAGATTTTTTTTCTAAATTTTCCATAATATAATATAATATAATAATTAAAAAGATCCCGAATTAACGGGATCTTATTTTTTTTAATTCTCAGGATCGTCAGTTACTAATTTACAACCTATAACAGTCGCGTCTCCGGACTGTAACGTTGGTTGTGAATTTTCATTTTGAAAAGCTAGTCTTTGAGCCTCAGCCATAGAAACGGCCATGTCATAAACAGTATTTTCGTCAAATTCAAATTCAATTTCGTATCTAAATCGTTTCCCAGAAGGCTCTGAAAGATTTGTCCAATACTGAACTTTTAAATCTTCAGACTTGGGTGGTCTAACAGCTATCAACTGGTTAGCGTCTATTAAAAACTGTCCTTCTGTTACTTCTTGAAGCATATCAGCTGTTAAAACTATAACAGTATCAATAGCTGATCCACTTTCATTTATACTATCATCAGTAGGGATAGTAATAGTTAAGGTATCACCAACTTTATAGTTAGATCCTCCACTTTCTATAACAATATCTGAAATCACAGCAGGTGTTCCAGAAGTTTGTATGTAAGCAGTAGCTTGAGTTCCAGAACCTCCCGAAACATCAACAGCAGCACTTGCTCCAGGCGTACCCTGCCAACCAGTTCCCAATGTAAACACATTAGTGTCTGAAATAGGTGGAGTACTAGTCGCATCGTAAGTACCTTTTTTCAAAGGTAGATCATCTCCTGGATTAACAATGTTTACTTTTATATAATTACTCATAGTATTATTATTTATTCTTCATCAGGTCCAAAACTAATCTCTGTAACAAGGTATTCAATTCCTTCAAGATCGTCTTCTGCTAATCTAAATGTGTAACAACTACCCGGTGTCTGTGAAGCTAGTTTAACTGCTCCAAGCAAAAAACCTGCGTTTTGTGCCGCAACATCTCCTTTGTATTGTATAGTTATTTCGCAAGGTTTGTCTCCTGCTAATATCGAGGTTTTCATAACCAACTGATCGGTGGATTTTGTAACTACTTCAATTACCTTATCAGTAGCTACAGTTAAAAAACCACCAAAGAAGTATGGAAACCTTATGCTTTCTAATTGTGCCATAATTTTTATTATTTAAAGATTAATAAAGCAGGGATTTCTCCCTGCATTATATACTATTTAAGCTCCTTTAAACAATACAAAATTGTTCGCAGCTTGTGTTACTAAACATCTTTCAGATAAGAAATTAACTCTTAATACATCTAGATCTGTAGTATAAGCACCACCAACAGAACCAGTGATCCAAGCTTTGAATCTTCTATCTTCTGTTTCAGAAGCTCTATATCTTACGTGTAAGAAAGGTCTTCTAATGTTTGATCCCATCATTTGGTCATATACAGTAGATGTTCCAGCTGGTATCATAACACCATCAATAGCGTTATCTAATCCTCTTGTTGTTGCATCATTTAGATATTTCCAATCAGTTTTATAGAAGTCATAAGAACCTCTTCTAAAACCATTGAAACCAAAGTTAAGTGCCATTTCAGCTTCATTGTCAAAAAGACCGTAAGAAGCAGCTTGTGTAGAAGCATAAGCTCCATTTACAGCAGCTAACATATCGTCAAAGTCAAGAGCAGTTTGTCTTGATAAGAATAACATGTTTTCTTCAATTGCACCTTGCTTATCTAATTGCTTTAAGATCTCATCGAAATCTCCTAATGCACCAGAACCTGGAGCAGCAGCACCAGCAAAACCAGAGTATACATTACCTCTTGTTTCGATAGCAGCAAATAAACCTTCAGTACCTTTAATGTTTTGAGTAACTGGACCACCTGTTGGTTTAAAGTTAGGACCAAAAGCAACAGTACCTGTCATTTTCTCACCTTCAACCATAGCCATTTCAAGATAATCTTCAAATCTTAATCTTGTTTCAGCTTCAGCTTTTAAATACCATAAGTATCCAGATGTTCCATCTTCAGTAGCAACTTCAATCCAACCAATTTGAGCAGCATCAGAACCACTTAACTCATAGTTATCTTTTAAGATAATTGGAGAGTTATTGTAAGTTGTAACACCTGGCTCAATAGCACCAGACATTCCGTCACTTCCTTTTGGAAATTCAGAACCGTATACAAATAAGCTGTTACTAGCAGCACCTGTTACAATACCAGCTGGTATATTAGCAAAAGTACTTTCGTATAATTCACAATCTAATACATAACCATTAGCGTTGTTTAATCCAACAACTAAAGCTTTAACAGTTATTAATCCTGTAGCGTTATCAGAAATTAAAATTGTATTACCAACTCTAATACCTGAAGTACTTGGATTACCATTACCTGGAGTAATAGTAACTAAACATTTGTTACCACCACCGTTAGTAGCTACTTCAACAGTATCATACGCTACGTGTAATCTATTTTGTTCAGACCAAATTACCTGATCTGATGTCATTGGCATTTCAGCGCCAACCATTCTTAGGAAACCACCTAAAGTTCTGTTTCCATATCTTTCTACCTCTTGTTCGTACAATTCTGGTAGATATTGCTGTGTCCATTGTTCTACACCTGCTGGTAAATTGTTAAAGTCAATGTAATTGTCTTGAACAGTTACCTGATTTGGCATTGGTTTTAAACTTGGTGGAACAGCTCCTCCTGATAAACTCATAGTTTAATTTTTTATTATGTTCTTTTTTTAATTTTCAACTTAGTGCTATCTACGCCATTAACAGCTCTAACTCTCCATCCATTAGGCATCACCTCACCCTGTTCACCCGATCTAGGGTCTTGGTTAATGTTTTTAGAATTTTGAACTATATCTCTAGTAGCATCAGCTTTGCCTTGCTCATAGAAATGGTGTGCTATTTTATCAGCGTTTCTAGCAGTGTAAAGAGCTTTGTGATAACCAGCATAATCAGTTACATTTCCGTTTTCATCCATAAATTTATTAGAAAACTTATTTATATCTATTTGATTATCTGCTATATCTCTTGTATTAGAAACTTTATATCTAAATTTTTTATCTCCAACTTCAAAATCGAAACCTTCAAATTTTTCTTGAAAATAATCTTTAGTATTGTTTATAAACATATTTCTCTTTTCCTGCATAGATGATTGCTCATCGTTGTATCTATTGAAAAAGTCCATAGCTTTCTGTTGTTCTTTAGTAATAGATGGCCTCAACTTGATTTCATCATAATATTTACTTTTCATTGTATCCAGAAAAGTTCGGGCTTTAGCAACTTCTTCTTTGTATTTAAGCTTCTGCTTTTTTACAAATCTTTCTTCGTCCACTTCCTCATCAAATCTAAAGTTATCTTCCATTAGAAAACTAACTTCATCATCTGTTAAGTTCGGTCTAGTCTTTTTATAATATTCTCTCACTAATAAACCTTCATCATATTGAGAGTAATCTTTGTTTAATACAACATAATCTTCTACTGATCCTCCAGTTTCCCTCATAAAAGCAACAAGTTTTTCAACGTTTTCCGGCAGCTTTATTTCAGGTTTCTCTATAGGCTTTTCAAAGCTTTTAGGCTCTGGATCTACATTGTCGTATTTTTTGTTCTCGTGTATTTCAACTATCTCTTTCTGTGTAGTTTCGATAGGTTCTTTTGTTGGTGCCTCTGATTTAACTTCTTGAAGTTCAACTTTTGGTTCTTCTGTTTGTTTTGAAACGGGTTGTTCTTCTGGTTGTTTTTGAACGGCATCTTCTACTTTTTTAATTTCTTCTTTTTCTTTTTTTAAGTCAACTTTATTAACTTTGTTTTTATTTTGGGTTAATTTTTTTGGTTTTTTCTTAATTTTAAAATCACCCTCTTGAGGTACATCTTTGTTTTCCATAATATAAAATATAATAATTAAATGTTAAGCGCTGTTTCGCCTGCTTCATTTTCAAAGTCGATAGGCGTAAGATCATTTTTCTTTTGATCTATCATTGCGCTTTGTTGTGTTCCAACGATTTTAGTTCGTTTATCTTTTCTGTTTTCTATTTCTTGTTCTCTTTCAGCCTCTCTGTTTATTTTTTGCTGACCTAATTGCATGTTATAGTTAAACTCAAGCTCCATTAATTCTCTTTTTATTTGAGCTTCAACTCTCATTCTTTCTATTTCAAATTGAGATTTTCCTTTTGCAACTTTTAAATCAACATCCATAGTTGCTTGCTTTTTCTGAACTTCTGCCATTGCAGCAGCTTCACTAGCTTGTGCGTTAGCAGCGCCTTGAGCAGCTATGTTTGCTTGGTTAGCTTCTTGTGCTGCTTTAGCAGCTTGCTTACGTTTTAGCTTAATCATTTGATTAGCTAATTTCAAGTTGTTAATCTGCCTAATATCTATAGCATCTTCTAAATTTATACTTCCACTTGCTATAGCTGCTTGTATATTTTGCTCTAGTTGATCTTTTTCTTTTTCATCAGGAACTAAATCAAAGTATATACCATAGTCATATAGATGCATATCTTCTAAGTCGTTTAATTGACCTACATTCCAAGTTGATATACTATTTTTAAGAGCTTCATTTGTTAATTCGAATTGTAAAGCATCTGAGGTTCTTAGTACTATGTTCTCACAAGTTCTTATAGTTAAATATAAATATGAATTTAATATGTGTTTAGTTGCAGTATTACTATTAGCTGCTGCTAGTTTCTGTAAACCTACCAATGAATCTGAATTAGGCATACTACCATCTCTTGCTTCGTTAAGTCCGGTAACATCTCTTATCATTTGTAAATAATATTGATAAGTAGATATAAGTGATTGTATTTTATTACCACCTGAGCTAGCTTGTAATTCTTGTATAGGTATTCTACCAGGATTTGGATCTCCTTCTTGAGTCATCGACCTACCTAGTATACTACCAGTCTGAAAGTACATATTTAAAGCTTCCTTAGCATTATAACTAGTACCATTACCTAAGTCCACTTCTGCTAATCCATCAACATCTAAATACACACCATCTGGTATAACTTTAGATATAACTTGTTGTATCTTTAAATGAGTAAGTTGAATCATATCTGCAAAGCCCATCATTCTACTTACTAAACTTTCTATTCTACCCATGTATAGTCTAGGAGCACAGATATTGTAATTCATATTAACTTTAACCAGATTTGACTTTGGTCTAGTCATGTTTTCAGCCATCTTCCATTGTAGCATCATATCATAACCTAAAACTTTTACACCACTATATAAAACTTCTATTGATCTAGAAACTTTATCAAAATTTTCATTTGGTTCTGGATTAAAAGTATCTGGTTTTTGTAATGACTTTTCTAAACCTGTTGGGGTTTTCTTAATTTTAAAAACTTGATCACTATACGTCTTGTATTCGAAGTATAATAAATATATTGCGTTTCCATCTTGTCTACCATTCCAGTTGTACAAGAAATTACTATTACCTTGGTATCTTTGAAGTTCTTCTAATTCAGCATCTGTTAAGTGAGGAAACTCTTTTTTGCACTCTTCAAGTGTAATACTTTTTACTTCACCTACGTACCATACATCTTCAAAATTAGGATCTTCCGTATATGAGTATACCATTCTAGCTGGATCTACATATTTTACAGTAACACCTTCAGCTTTGTTGAAACTTGTTTTCACAGCACCTATACCAAGGGTAACTAAGTCTTCTATTACTCTTCTTTTTGTTAAATGGTATTTATTATAATCTAACGTATTATTTATAGCTTCTTCACAGGCTATTTCACTAGCCTGTTTGTAAGATAATTGCATGTGTAAATCTAATTCCTCTTTATTCTCAGGAAGCTCTTCAGGGTTGGAAGTATTGAAAAGGTTTAAACCAACAGCTTGCTGTAAACTTGTTAAAAACTCTTTTGCTTGCATATCTCTAAGTATATCTTCTGCATACTTAGATCTCATTTTTCTTGATTCAGGATCTTGAGAAAAAGCTTTTATATCATAAAGCTTATCATCCATTCCATTAACTACTATGTCTACAAACTTAGGTATAATAGGAACTGGTTTCCAGTCTAGGTTCAAGTACGACAAGTCACCGTTAATAGCTAACTCATCTTTATATTTTTGAACTGGTTGTTCTGCACGAGCGTACAGCCTGCGCATTCTAAAATTATTAAAATTAGTATTCCATCTATTATCTACTCCAGATCTAGTTCCACTAAACCAATCACCTTCAATAGCACGACCTACTTTTTGACCGTACTCCCAACTTTTCTTAACCTCATCAGGTACTACCTGATCTGGAAAACTACTACTATTGTTTGTGTAAATCTTCATTTATTTAATTATTTGTGAAATAGATCCTTCATTATTGTATCTTCTTATTCCTAAATCTAAAGGAGCTTTCCTAGCTCTTTCAGGTATTGGTCTATATTTATTTTTATTACAAGCCATTATAGCTAGTCCAGAACTTATAGAAGCATCATGTTTAGTCCTATTGTTAATATTAAAACCAGCCCAGTCATTGAGTGTGTTATTAAAATACATATCACCATGTCCACTTTCTATTTCTCCTACATAGTTTTCAATATAATATTCTATAGCTGCTGCATGTGCTTGTTTAATATCTTCACTTGAATTTGGTATTCCACCAATTTCTCTCTCTGTTGTAGATAACTTATTATACAACCTGTCTGGTCTATTCATACTAAAACCTCTATAACCTCTTCTTTTCAGATAGTATAATAGTCTAGGTTTATTGTTTTCAGCTAATATAGGCATACCGTAAAAAACTAAAGCCATTAATATTTCTTCAAAAAATATTTCAGCTGTCTGAGGTCTTGCTACATATTCTAAAAAAAAATGATTAGGTGGTGCGTCTTCCATTGAGAACTTAGTTAATCCATGAAGTGCTCCTTTAGACCCGCGACCATCGACAGTACCACTAATATCATAAGAATCACAACCAAATGCTCCGATATGATCGTTTCCAGGGTATCTAGTTCCATTATTTATAATCACTCTATTTTGTAAATTTTTAGGTGGAACCCAAGATATTTTAAACCTACCATTATTATTAGGTAAAAATATAACATTTGTATCTTTAATACCGTTCTCCCACATAAAACTACCTTTAGTTATAGCAGTTCTATTATTAATTTCTTCGTTAAAATCTATTTGTTGGTATATCTTAGTTAAGTTAAATAAACTATTCTTTGTTTCATCTCTAAAAGCATGTTCTTCTGTTCTTGGAAATTGCCTGTAATATTCATTTAATCCATCTTGATCTTGCTTTAAACCTTCTACCTCATTGTTCCAATGGTCTATTACTCCTCTAGTAACTGTTCCACCTTGTTTTGTTTTGATTGGATCTGTCGGCGTAGTGAATACAGGTAATCCAAAAGTATCCATGAATCCCTCGTAGTTCCACTCCATAGGGATGAAAAGAGAATAGAGTCCGCTAGATGTTTGTCCGTTTTTATTTCTTTCTGTAACGTTTGAATTGTAGTATAATTTTTTGAAGTTATCTCCACCTTTATCTAATGCGTTTGAAGTTGAGCCCATCATACATTTTCCTACGATTCTTGATCCTAGTCTTAGTGTAGTTTTTGTAACTCTCCAGTTGTTTAATATATTGTCTGGTCGTTC